ACTCACAAACTAACCGACGACACCAAGACAATTAGTTTTATTGACCCGACCCCTGAGAACATTGACGAAAAGCTAAAGCAAATTGCTAGCGGTGTTACCAACCATTATTTAACTGTAAACGAAGCCCGTGAAATGAGCGAGTTAGGCCTTGAACCCATAGAGGGTGGGGACGCCATTATGGTGCCATTTAACCTGTTGCCATTAGGCAAAGAACGGTTTACTACACCGGCCCCGGGTACCGACGAAAAAAAACTAAAAAGCACAATTGAGCACCCACTGCTAGACGTAGACGTACGGTCTATGTGGGCTGACATTAGTGTAAAGCGTGCAGACGCGCGGGAGGAAATTTTTATCAAACACCTTGATAATTATTTTAAAGAACAGATGGGTCGGTTTGTGGCTGCCGTGTCCATTGATCAAAAACGGGTGTTTAGAATTAAAAACCTGTTTGACGAGGTCGCAAATGCTACGCTTGAGATTAGGTTAGGCCACAGTACGTTATATCCAGTGCTGGCTGAGATGGCCGAGGCTGCTGGTAATGACAGTATGCGGTTGGCAGGCAGCACATACGGGTTTAACATGACCAGTGACGTCACGGGTTGGATTGACGCGCGCACCAATGTGTTTATGGAGAAAATTACCGCAACCACTTTTGAGAAATTAAAGAGTGAGTTTCAAGCTAGCTTTGACGCCGGTGAAAGCCGGCCCGAATTAGTTGCGCGTATTGAAAATACATATGGGGAAATTACCGAATGGCGGTCAAACCTTATTGCCCGCACCGAGGTACACATTGCCAGCCAGTATGCAAACATGGAGGGTTATAAACAGGCCGGGTTAAATATAAAAATATGGGTTGCCGTTGGTGACATACACACGCGGGACAGCCATTACATTATGGACGGGCAAGAGCGGCCAATTGGTATGCCGTTTAGTAATGGCCTAATGTTTCCGGGCGACCCAACCGGGTCTGCGGGTGAGGTAATAAACTGCCGCTGCACAATGTAGCGTCTGGGGTGTGATACAATTTAATTAACAAAAACCAGCATGGCAAAAAAAAGTAATCTAAAACTAAAAACAGGTGAAAAGGCAATTATCTCAATGCCGGTTACTATTAAAGGTGTTGACAAGGAAAATTACACTTTAACCATGGTGGCTAGCACCCAAAAGGAAGACCGGCACGGGGACATAGTTTTGCAGGACGGTTGGGATTTAAAGCCGTACAAAAAGAACCCGGTTATCTTAAATAGCCACAACTACAATGACGCAACCGAGGTAATTGCCAAGGCGGTTAGCACAAAAGTTGAAGGCACCGGGGTTAACGCCAAGCTGGTACAAGTGTGGAAATTTGCCGTCGACGAAAACCCCAAGGCAAAAATTATATTTGACCTGTACGCAGGTGGGTACCTGCACGCCAGCAGTGTTGGGTTTATCCCCAAGTCATTTAAAGAGGGTGACTATTTTACAATTGAAACCGCCGAACTTTTGGAGGTTAGTGCAGTAAGTGTGCCAGCCAACGCCACCGCCACGCTAGCCAAAAGCATTGGCGTTGATACCAAAGAGCTGGAGGCAGCTGTTGTGGTTGAACCGGAACCCGAAACTGAAACCGAACCCGAAACGGAACCCGAACCAGACGTCCCGGTTGAAACTGACGAACCGGAACCCGTTACTGATCCAGAACCAATTGCGCCAGTTGAACCAGTGGCCCCAGTTGCACCGGTTGAGCCAGACGTACCAGACGTACCCGAGCCAATTGTGCAGCTGTCCGTAAATACCAAAACTTTAAACGCAATTAAAAGCATAGAGCTGGCCCACAGGGAAAAAGTGGCCAAGGCGTACCAGTTAATTAAAACCCTACACACTGACCATGGTATTACCTATCTACCCGGGGACAGTAAAGCCAAAGCCCGTAAAGAGAAAATTAACAAAGCCATTAGGTTGCTGGTAGCTGCAAAATAAAACCAATAGCAAGTGTCGATAACGTGACCCCGGCGAAAGCCAAAACTCCCAGACGTGGGCGGTAATTACAAAAAAACATAATTTATTTATGAGCGAATTACTAAAACTGATTAAAAGTTTGATGAAAAAAGGGGTCGCAACTGTTGCCGAAAAAGCACAGGTTGCCAAGTTGCTAAAAGCGCTTGATGACGGTGACGCCGAGGTGGTTGCTGATGAGGCTGCTGCTGTTGCTGCGTTGCCCGAGGAGGCCGTTGAGGAACCTACCGACGAAGATGTGGATGCCGGCATTAAAGCGCTGTTTTCAAAGCACGCAAAAAGTGTAACGGACGAAGTCACTGAAAAAGTGAAAACGTTTATGTCAGAGCAAAACGAACTGATTGCAAAGCAAGCTGGTGCGTATCACCCTGACCTAGTGACAAAACGTAAAGGGCTAAACGCCACTTTGCGCGAGACGTGTAAATACCTATTGCGGGGCGACGAGGCCAAGCTAAAGGAAATGACAACCGACGAAAGTGGTACGCCGTACGCAGGGTACACAGTTGACAGTGAGCTGTCTGCTGAAATCCAACACCTTGTTTCCGTTTACGGTGTTGCACGGCGTGAAATGCAGTCAATCCAATTGACAAAGCATGAGTACAAAGCAAACAACCTAGCAACGGACGTGTCTGTATACTGGGTTGACGAGGGTGCTGTGGTCAGTTCAACGCAGGCTGTACTAGGACAGGAAACGCTTACGCTTAAAAAGCTGGGTGCCATTATTACTGTTACAGCTGAGCTGTTGGAAGATACTGAAATTGACTTTATGTCATTTCTTGCAGCGCGTGTTGCTGAGGGGTTTGCCCTTGCCGAGGACCAAGCGTTCTTTGTGGGTAACGGGACAGGTACGTTTGGTGGCTTCACCGGTGTACTGCGTAACACGTCAACTAACAATGTGGCGATGGCTACAGGGCAAGTTGCGTTTACAAACTTGACCGCTGACCTGTTGCTGGATATGCAGGACGCAACGCCAGCAGGTGCTTTGCCTAACGCAAAGTATTACTACCACCGTAGTATCAAGTCAATTGTCCGAAAGCTAAAAGATGATAACGGGGCTTACATTTACCAAGCGCCGTCACAGCAAGGGCCTGCGACAGTTTGGGGGATGCCCGAGGTATTGGTTGAATCCATGCCAGCAATTGCTGCTAGTGGTGCGTCAACGGCGTTTGTTCTCTTTGGTGATCTGCGAAAGGCGGCAATCTTTGGTTACAAAGGTTCCATTAACGCTGCACGGTTCCAAGGCGGTACAGTGCGCAACGTTGCTGCGGACGCTGACATTAACCTTATTACAACAGACCGAGAGGCGGTACGTTGGACTGAGCGAGTTGGTTACGTGACAATCGTACCAAAGGCGGTTACCCGACTTACTACTGGGGCTGCGGCATAACATGCTATAGTGTAGTTATACTAACCCTTTGCATGACCTTTGTATGCATGGGGTTAGTGATAAAAATATTATGGTATTTGCAGAAAAAAAGACAAACGACAATAATTGGCAATATACATGCGAGGATTTGTTTGGCACCGCAGTATTTACGTCCAGCCTAAAATTGGACGGTGATATACTGGACGCAGCCATAACCGCTGTTACCGGGGTGCAGACAACCGCGGCCACAGTTACTGGCGATATGCCCTACAAAGACAGCCGCATTTTTTACAAATTAAATAAAGCACCATTATGGGAAAGCGAAACCACGGAGGAGGCATACAAACCGGCACCCTGTACGTTGACAAGCGCACAGGTGTTAAAGTGCTGGATGAGACGGGTGAGCTGGCCGGGGACCCGCTTTATAAAGTGGTGCTGCAGGTTCGCGGCAGCGCTCCGACAGGCGTGGCAAAACACAATTTAAAAAATACTAAATATGTCTGAAATTTGCGTACCAATTTACACTGCCCAGACACCCCCGTACACTAAAAGCGTGTCCCCATTTAGTGCAGCCGTGGCACCATACGCGCCGTTATGTTTTCAGCCCGGCAACTATCTGCGGTACATGGACGAGACTGATTTTAGTTTTATGGACGGCGTCAATTTAGATTTCATGGGTTAGTAGCTGTGATATACTTTTTTGTATGGCAAACCTAATAGCTAAAATCCCTACAGCTGAAAGCACAGTTATTGGCACTGAGCAGGTTTATGCCGTAAAGGACAACACCACTGACGTGCGTTTTGCCGTGCAGGCCATAATTGATAAAACCTTGGAGGACGTAACCGCAGAGGATGTCGGTTTAGAGCTGGTTAATAATACCGCGGACG